TTGTAATCTTAATACATTTTCTTCTGGATCAGGACCAACTCAATCACAAATAAATGCTTACAATGATGCTGTTGCAGCACAGGCTATAGCACAAACAAACTATAACAATAAATTGGCAGTATACAATAACAAACTAAGCGTATACAACTCTGAGAATACAACACTGTCATCAATGAATCAGGTTTTGCAAACCAAGACACAGGAACATCTTGATGCCATTTCAGATACAGAAGATGCTTTAGACTTGAAGAATAGCAGAATAGAAATATATAATCAGTCAATAATTGATTTAAATAATGCTATTGGTGATGCATGGGATTATTATTATGAGCAGGCACAAAGAGAACTTAATGCTGCTATTGCTCAGGCAGCAGCCAATGCTGCAGCCAATCAGCCTACCCCAGAACCCACACCAGAACCTTCTCCAGAACCAACCGAAGAGCCAACAGATGAACCAACTCCAGAGCCTTCGCCAGATCCAACTGATGAGCCTACAGATGAACCAACGCCTGAACCTACCTCAGAGCCATCACCAGAGCCTACAGTAGACCCTACAGAAGAGCCTACACCTGAACCTACCCCAGAAGTTACCCCAGATCCAGAACCAACTGAAGAGCCAGTTGTAGAACCTACTGTAGAACCTACTCCAGAACCTTCACCAGAACCTGGACCAGATCCAGAGCCAGAAGATAATCCTTGGATTGAACCAGATGCAGAAATCAAAGATGAAGTATTGGCAGCCCTCATTCCTAAAAAGGGAACTGGAACTTCAGAAGATTTATCTGGAGTTATTGCTAACCTTACAAGCAAGGATAATAAGTTAGTTACTCTTTCCCCTGAACAAATCACAGCAGTTAGTCAAACGCTTAAAGCATTGACACAAGAAGCAAAGCAAGAGGTTGCAGAAGACCTTGGTATTAAGGCTTCAGAAGTTGCACAGATTGCTGAGCAGATGAAGTCTAACCCAGTACTTGCAGAAGCATTTGTTGAGTTCGCAGAAAGAGCAGGGGATGCAGGAGAAACCCCAATGCCATTTACATTAGCAGATGCAGTAACAGAAGTACAAACAGAAGCATTCTTAGCAGACCCACTTGGAGCAGTATTTGAAGTGGATGTTACAGAACTCCTATCTAATTTCTCTGAATTAGGTATGGATATGACAGACGATCAGAGAGAAAAGGCCCAAGAAGTCATTATCCCAGTAATCATTGTTTCACAGATTGCAAATGTAATGATTGGGATGAGGAGGTAATATGAAAATAATCAAAAAGGTTGTGAAGGGATTCTTCACATGGCTTAAAGATGCAGGGGTGGAAGTAATTGCACAGGCCTTTACTCTCCTTGGCTTCTTCATCGCATGGCTAACTTTGACGGGATCAGCAAGAGACATTGTTGGTATTGCAGTACTTGCAACCACAGTGATATGGCTAATTACAATCCCGCTAAGAAAGGAGGACTAAAATGAAAGATAAATTAATGTGGGTCATAACCCTAGGCATACTTGGCTTTATTGGCTTAGTAGTTCTTGGTGAATATGCCTCAATGCTCTTACAGCAATCTTCAACGGGTGAAAAATTTGGAACCAATGAAGATGCTATCGCTTTAGTTCAAAATGCCTTAGTAGGTCTAATTGGAATTATTGGCGGATATTTCGCTGGGAAAGGAGATAAATAATGGCAACTAAAAAGATAGTAGAAGCCCCTAAGAAAGAAAAACCACAAAAGGCTATATCAAATATATTGATGCGTATAGTAGCAGTATTTGCTGCTTCAGGTTTATCAGTACTTGGTGCAGGAGCCGTAGTAGGAATTGACACCATACAAGCAGTAATGCTTGCAGGTCTATTAGGCGTAGCAACAGTCATTGAAAGGCTGGCAAGGGCTTTTTTGGACGATGGAAAACTCACATTGGCAGAGATCAATGATGCGTTTAAAACGGTAGACAAAAAGGCTAATTAGTCATTATTAAGCCTGCTTGACAGCCCCTTCAGGTGGATGGTATACTTAACTATACCTATCTGGAGGGGCTTTCGCATGACCTGTATTGTTGTTTTAAAGCATGAAGACAAAGTTTATATGGCTGGAGATCGTGGAGCATCAGATGATGGAACCATTCTAGCACTTCAAGCACCAAAGGTTTGGAAGACTGGTCCCTATTTAATTGGGTATGCAGGATCAATGGACGGAGAAAGAATTCGTCACAACTTTAAACCAACTGCTCCTACTATTAAAGATACAGATAAATTTATGCATACAAGATTTGTTAAAGAACTGCGTGACTTTTACAACGAGTTCTGGGTTGACACATCTAAAGAGGGAGACCTTGGTTTAATCATTGCAGTTCGTGGAGAACTATACGAACACAGTTCTGGAGATATGTCTTTATCTAAGTACATGCTTCCTTATCTTGCCATGGGTTCTGGATCAGAGTATGCATATGGGGTTCTATATGCAACAGATAAGCAAAAAAATGCAAGGAACAGAGTAATGCAAGCAGTAAATGCTGCTATCAAATTTAACCCATCATGTATGGGCCCAGTTGACATTGTCAGTGCTTAGGGGTATAATTATTATATGTTAGAAGAAATAGATCACGATGAGTTTACTATATGGTTGGAAAACGGTATAGATAGAGGGTGGATTACAGAACCATTCTGTAACACCCATGATGGAGATCCATACATGACTGCTGAAGAACAGCAGGAATGGGAAGACGGTGGAGATCCATGTCAAGTAGTTTTTAAAATAAAAGAATAAACAAACAACAAACAAGGAGAAAAAATGAAGAAAGCACTACTAGCACTACTATCAGCATTACTTGTAATCACAGTAGTTCAGCCAGCACAGGCACAAGATGAAAGAGTATTGGCAATTATTGACACTGCCATCAACTCTAATAACTTCCCTCAAATTATTCATGAGGTTTGCTTTACCACTGTAAAGTCAAAGGTTGTTTCTCAAAACATGTCTTGCCCTAATGGAGAACTATTTATGGAGGGCAAAGGAGCAGCATCTGCTCCATGGCCAACATCAATTAACAATGCTACCTACCATGGTGATTCAATGGTAAAGTCTGCTCTTACCGTTAATCCAAATCTAAAAATTGTTTTCATTAGATTTAATGATGTTACAACACTTGGAAATTCAAGGGGAGATGCAAGAGCCTTAGCACTAGCATTTGATTGGGTATCAAAAAATGCTGCTAAGTATAGTATTGATGCTCTTTCAGTCAGTCAATCTTCAGTAAGTACAGGAAACCTTAAACTATGCACAAGCGATACAGTAACTGTCAATGCAGTAGCATCTTTGACTGCAAATAATATTCCTGTTTTCGTTGCGGTAGGAAATGATCGACGCAAAGATGTTGTAGGATTTCCTTCATGTGTTAATGGGGTCATCGGTGTAGGCGCATTAGGCAACGCAACGCAACTAGAAGGATTGACAAACACAGGTCCTGGACTTGATATGGTTGCTCCTGGTAAGGTTCGTATCACTAAGTACAATGGCTCTCCAACAGATACTGCTGGAAGTTCTGTGGCAACTGCAGTTTCTGCAGCCTCATATGTAAATCGCAACACCTTTAGCACTTTTGGAGAGTATTTGTCGTCTCTTTCAAAGATTGTAATAGGGTCTGCCTCTTACATTCGTAATTAAATATCAGTCCTGGGTATGACTAAAAACTGCCCATGATATAATTATGGTGTCATATCAACAAGGAGGAATATTATGGCAGTAAAAGGTTCAGTAGAAGCAATCGTTGAGGTTGCAAAGAAAGAAATAGGGACTATTGAAGGTCCTAAAGATAATGAAACAAAGTACGGTGCATGGATTAAGGTTAACTTCCAACCATGGTGCCAGTCCTTTGTTTCTTGGTGTGCATTTACTGCGGGAGTAAAATCATTCCCTAAGTCTGCATCAACAGTAGCAGCATCAGATTGGTTTAAGAAGGCTGAGCGTTGGTCAGATGCTCGTAACGATGATCCACAAGCAGGAGACTGGATTTATTTTGATTTCCCAGATGATGGTGTAAATCGTATTTCACATGTTGGTCTTTGCATTAAGAACAACGGTGATGGAACTATCCAAGTTATTGAAGGAAACACTTCAGGAACTGCAAAGGGAGATCAGCGCAACGGCGGAATGTGCGTAGAAAAAACTCGTGCATATGTAAAGAACAATAAGAAAAAGTTAATCAATGCTGTAGTTGGTTGGGGTCGTCCAGTTTATACTGGAGAAGAAAATGCTCCACTACTAAGTAAAGCAGAAGCAACTACACCTACAAAGCCTGCTAAGAAAGCAGTAAAGAAGTCCGCTGGTGGCGGAGGAAAAGGTCATGTGGCACTATAATGGAATCTAAAAAGAAATCAGTACTAAAAACAATCAGTTGGCCATTTGTACATTTTACTTTTGTTTCTGGAATTTTATTTGCAGCAAGCCATATAATTTATGGTGAGTCTGAATGGGAGTATGTTGGACTATATGCACTTTCATACATGGCATTAGAAATGACATTCTATTACCTACATGAGAGAGTCTGGGCAAAGTTTGGACACAAGGTAAAATAATGCGTATTAAAATTATTAAGTTTGTAGTAAAGGCTTTAGGCTATGAATGGTCTGGAGATGAACTTAAACTGCCTGTTTGGTATGTGAAGGAAAAGAAAAAGAATAAATAATGAAAATTATTGACAATAAAATTTTTATATTAGAAGATTTTATATCTCCTAATACTGCAAGTTTTATTGTAGAAAATTTTTCTAAAGACTTAAAGCCAACACCACACACTGGTATTTATGGAAGTATTAGCAATAACGATGAGAATACACATAAAATTTGTGGCAAAAACAAGGTTATAAATTATGATGGAACTAAAGATGTTGCAGTTGATCTACTTATGAGTCTTTTCCCTAGTATAGAAAAAACAATGTCTGAAATTTTTAAAAAAAATATCGTAATGAAATCCTTTTTTTATAGTCATATGAAATCTGGTGGGAAAAACTCTTTGCATTATGACAACCATGAGGATCAGTATACTAATGATTATTCTGGAATACTATATTTAGCAGACAGTTATACTGGAGGAGCAATAAATTTTCCCAACCAAGACTTAAAATTACATCCAAAGCCAGGAACATTTATATGTTTTCAGGGCACGGAAGACATTCAACATGAGGTACAAGAAGTAATAGACGGAGATAGAGTAAATATTATATGTTTTTTTAAGGAAATGGATATATATGCCAGCATATGAGTATGACTGCATGGCCTGTGCCATGAGGTATACAAAAGTTAGAAGCATGTCAGAAGACGATCCAGGCTATAAATGTGATACTTGCAATAAAGACTTGGTTCGTGTATACTCAGATATAGGAGTTACATTCAATGGCTCTGGATTTTATAAAACCGACAATCGGAAGGTATAATATGTTTACAATGCTTAAAGATGATGTAAAACCAGAATGGAAATTATCACCTTTAGATAGATGTGATAGGTGCAACGCAGAAGCCTTGGTTCAAGTAACTGGGCTAAATGGAGAACTATTGTTCTGTGGGCATCACTACAACAAGGTCATGGACAATGCTGTAGGATATGACAAAATGATGAAGTTTGCTATTACAATACTTGACGAACGAGAAAAGTTGGCGGTATAAAAATGTATGAATACTATGTAAGAAAAGTAGAGAACGTAGTAGATGGAGATACCATTGACGTTCTTATTGATTTAGGGTTTGATATTTTGTTTCAATCCCGTGTGAGATTGGCTGGTATTGATACCCCTGAGTCTCGTACGAAAGACCTGAAAGAAAAAGCACTTGGTCTTGAATCCAAAGAGTATTTAAAGAAGGCTCTAAAGGATGCTAAGTCTGTTGTAATTAAGACTGAAAAGATGAACTCATCTGAGAAGTATGGTCGCATTTTGGGCTGGCTATATGTTAATGGAGATACAGTGTCATTAAATGATATGATGATCAACGACGGCTATGCTTGGGGATACCTAGGTGATACTAAGGTAAAGGATTTTGACGCTTTGGTAAAGGCTAGAAAGAAGTCTGGCAAGTGAGCGATGAAGATAAGATATTTAATAAGTTAATTTTAACTGGTGGACTTAAGTTTGCTGGCAAAGATCCAGAAACGGGCGAAAATATGTATGTTAGAACAGAAATGTTAAAAGACATAGATCCTAATCTTGATCGAGAAATGACTTATTATTTTTCAGAGATAGCAATGAAGTTGTGGGAAAAAGGTTTTATTGACATGGACATTACTTCCCCTAACCCAATTGTAAACATAAGCGAAAGGGCTTTTGATATAAACAAAATAAATGCCCTTGATCCTAACGAGAGAACAGCGCTTAAACAAATTATAAAAGTTCTTTTCGATAAACAATGATAGAATTGTAGGATGGATGCGTTTATGAATGGCGCTTTAGGGGCAGGATTGTTAAGTATAGTCATGCTTTTACTTTTGTCTGTTTATATAGTTAGGTTACGGTTAAACTCAAGGGAACCCCAGATAATTAGCCAAGCAATGCTTCAGCACAGGTTCTCTAGCGGAAATAGGTATTCAAGAAAATTTAATACGAAGAGTCAGTCTAAAAATCATGAAAAAGAAACAAATGTTAGAGTTATCATCGTAGATGGCCAGGCGTACTGGATTAAAGATAACATTTTTTACAATGCCCCACTATTAAATGATATGGTTGATAAAGAGTCTGCACAAAGAGTTGACACAACTAACATGGATAAGGTACAATTAGATCAGATGTTGTTCATACTGGACAAACTAAGAGAAGGGATAAGTGATGATAGTAGGGGTTCAAGGGACACCTAGTTTCAAAAACTATAATATTTTTCTTAGAGCAATGGCAGTTGCATTATCTGAATTAAAAGAAAACGAGAAAGATTTTTATTTATATACTGCTGGTCCAGGAAACATTAGTGCAATGGCATCAGAGTTTGTAAATCTTTCTGAAAGAGGAATGAAGGCTAGAGGAAAGTCTATTAAACTGTTTAGGGTTAGCCCTGAATGGATTGAAGAAAACATAGACAGTTTTAATCATTTTGCTTTTGTTGCTAATCCAAAAGAGCAAGTTTCTAAAGTAGTTAACTTGTCAAGATCAAAGAACATCAACACAAACGTATACAACTTTTAAGGAGTACACACAATGATATCAATTAATTCTCTTGAAAAAATGGAAACAATCGTTTCTAAGAACAGCAACTTGTCCTGGGATGGGTGGGATGTTGTAGAGATGGTAAAGTCAAATAAGGCTTTTACATCAAAGCACGGAGCATTAAAAAATAATGCCTGGCATCTAAAAAAGATTTTTGTCGTTTCTAGAAGTGGATGGGAAATACCTGACAAGTATGTGAGGTAGTATGAATAAGTATAAATGGAAAGACGATGCTGCATGCCTGGATTATGACACAAATGTGTTTTTTGACAAGTATGAAGAAGATGAATTGCTAAGGCCTGCCGTAGATCTGTTATGTTCTACATGTCCTGTAAGAAAAGAATGTTTTTCTGTTGGTATTTCAGGAAAAGAATGGGGAGTTTGGGGCGGGGTATATTTAGAAAATGGAGAAATATCAAAAGAATTTTCTAGCCACAAGACAAAGACTGACTGGGGAACCACATGGCAATCCCTAACAATGGAGTAATATGTATACAGATCAGATGAGAAGAGCCTTTAGGTCTTTGGACTGTCCAAAAGGATTTTCTTTGGAAGTAATAGATAACGACAGTTTTATTACAGTCAAAGCAAAAGAAAAAGTTTTCATGTCTTTAGAAACAGTCGATCTTAAAAGACAGGCTGTAGAATATATGATTCGTGTTAAAAAGGCTTTAGAAGATAATGGGGCAATAGTCCTTTTAGTTAGAGAGGGTGGTAAAGAAGTATGATTGAATTAGTTTTAATTTTTATTCTGTCTATTCTTACTTCTTTGTTTTTATATCTTTATTTAAAACAAATAAAAAATAACAAGGCTATTCTTGCCAATACACTAAAACTATTGCTGCATCAACAACAAGAACACGAAGCCAACAAAACAGATAAAGAAAAATCTAATGAAGATTTTTTAAAATTTGTTTCAGATTCTCGTGATTGGGCATATCAATACATAGAAGAAGTTCAGGCTGGCCTTAAGTCATTTATTAATGAGGTTGGTCCCCAGGTTGAATACTATGATAGATATGGTGCAGCAGTAGATGGTATGGTTGCTCCACATGACTTCGCATTAAAAAAAATATCTTCAGAATTTAAAAAATTAAAAAACTTACTGCCAGAAGATTATGATAAAATAGTATAATGAAATTTTATTATTTTGGTGGTGTGTTTCAAGAAGAAAGTCCTGAGTCAGCACACAATCTAGAAAAAAGCAATTTTTCTGGCGTGATGTATACTTATGATCCAACACAAGGGGACATGTTTATAAGGGTTGCAAGAGAAATGAAACTAAACAAAAAAATAAAATATCTTATTGCAATCAGGCCACACACTATTTCTCCACAATATCTTAATGCAATTAGTCAATCAATGAGCGAAATAATGGAAAATAGGCTTCAAATAAATATTGTTCCAGGATACATCAAAGATCATGAACAGTCTATTGGTGGAATAGTTGGAAACGTAAATGATTTGTCTACTCCTCTAGAAAGATCAAAATATACTGTTGATTTTATTGAGTCTCTTGGCAAAATGATAAAAAGTATAGATCATTCTACTAACGCAGAAAATGAACCATTAAAAAATAGCCTAGATATTTTTATTTCTACAACAAATAGTTATGTATTAGAAGCAGTAAAAAAGTATAATAACAAAATCATACTTCCATACCACATATATAAAAGAGGGTTTTGGTCAGATGTTCATAAAGATCCTTCATTAAAAATTCCTATCGATATCAAAGACACTGAAGTAATGATAACCATGACACCTATTATTAGAAAAACTGAAGAAGAACTTAAATCATTGCACAACTACTCCTTAAGGCCAGTGTGGAGAAAAGGAGAAGTTCCAAAAGTAATAGATGACACGGAATACTTTACTCATGAAAGTTTTGATGAGTTTGTTAATACTCTTGAGCAAGATGGCATAAACCATTTATTAATAAATGCTGTGCCAAGGCAAGAAAGGAATATTATTATTCCATTTATCAAACAGTATTTGGATTCTAAACAATGATAGAATTTAAGTCATACGACCAACTTTCTTTTGAACCATTAGGAACCTGCAGCGTTATTGGCTGCGATGTTGATGGAGAAAAATTATTTAGCACTGAAACAAAAATTTTAGATATCTGTTTAAATCATTACACACAACTACAAAAATCGAGGGAATAAATGAAAGAAATATTACTATCACTATCAGTAGGGCTTACTTTAGGCATAATTATCCTATCAATAAGCGCAATATCCCCAATTAAGATTCCAATCCCTGCTCCCCCAGTTTTTGCTGGAGTTGCTGGTATAATTGGATTATGGCTTGCTCAACCAGTTTGGACAGCCATATCGAAGTTCATATCCTAGGAGGAATAAAATGAATGAACAAATTAAAAATGCACTAGCGTCATACGGACGATCAGTACTTGGAGCAGCAACAGCAATGTATGCCTCTGGTGTAACTGATCCACAGACACTAGCATACTCACTACTTGGAGCACTTGTGCCCGTAGTATTGAGAGCAGCAAATCCATCTGATCCAGCGTTCGGTAGAATGCCATCAGTAAAAGACGTAGATGTTGCAGTTAAGAATGCAAAGGTAGTTAAGAAGACTGCCAAGAAGGCTCCAGCAAAGAAGTCAACTCGCAAGAGTGGCGGAGGCGGAACAAGCCATAACGTATTGTAATCAAAAATACAAATAAGATTTGACGGTTGTTATTTGACAGCCGTCTTTTCTTATGCTATAATATTATGCCTGCCCATATGGGGGGTAATTTAACTTATTCGCTTGAAAGGGGAATAAAATGAAACAAACATGGTCAACACTGGATCTATTTAATGATCCTTTTTTTATTGGCTTCAACAGAGAGTTGAAT